ACCGATTGATCCCTCAGTTGATTGCATTATTTTGGATGATAGCCCATCTATTGCTGTTGGAAACCCTATATCTATTTCCGTTGCAGCATCATCAGCCTGAACCAAGCCGGGTAAAGTGGCAGTATCACTGAGGCCAAGCTCAGTAGCCCATGCGCTGTATGCAAGCAACGCATTAGCGTGTAATGGTGTGATTTCAACAATGTCATTGAAAATTTGCTTGCCAGTTTTAGGGTCGATAATCATAGTGACACCCTAGTATCTGCTCTCAATAACGTAAACGTACCTGTTACACTGTATACCAAATCATCAATTTGCTGAGACAAGTGGAACGTTGTCCCCTCCCAATAGCTAATATATTTGACAGTAGAACCAGCAGTAACGGTGAATTGCACGTTATTCACTAATGAAATAGCACCATTGCTTGGGGCAGAGAAAACGCAATCTTGGCGTGGCGAACTCAATTCATTATCAACACCATTAGCACCTGGCTCACCACTGTGAATAGCTATTTTATCGATAGCGATAGCACCAAGAAGGATGTTTTTTGTAGCAACGCTTATTACCGTATTCATGCCGTTAATATCCAATTTCAATATCATTACTATTGACAAGTGGCAGACGTACACCATCTGCAACCACTGCATTGAATGTTTCATTGTCATCAATCATTAGCACGATCACGCCATCAATGGCATAGCTTTTGCGAACCAAGTGCCTAACTGTTACACCCGGCTTGATATTACCTTGCCAGATCAATTTCATAGTCACTCGGTCTAAAATAGCGTATCGCTCAGCAGCAATATCAGCATCCAGTTCAAACAACCCGACAAGATAATTCGAATGCTCAATGATTGGTTTAGTAATAAAATCACTCATACCAATCACCTGTTGAAATCCACAAATTACCCGCACCAACATGACCAATGGGTATATGGTAGAATGCCACACCATTCACAGTTCGAATCAGTGGTAAAGGTGAACCACTATACCCAGTGAATGAGGATTGAAACATTCCGGGTAGATAACCTCTAAATGCAGGGTGTAGATTACTGTTACACATGTTTTGACCATCAGAGTCCAAAAATGTAGGACTGGTTGATGCAGGGTTGATGGAAGTGGCCTGAACTCTGGCTGGTGTAAATAGCATTGCTAAACCATCGCTAGGTAATGCGTTAATTCTGGTGGTCGGGAACGCATCAGCGGAAAGGGATAGAACCATTTGCTTCGGGTTATCAGTACCATCAGTCTGGTGCATTTTAGCAACACCTGAGTTGTTAGTAAGGTACCCAAGCCCATAAGACCAATCTGGCGATACTGCATCAGTCACATCAGAAGTAGACGGGGATGAAAATGTGATAAAGCGGTTGAAATCATTGGGTATGATACTGTGAATATCACCAACGAAAAAACTCAACATTATGTTTGTGTCAAACGGTGTTACATTTAGTGGTGAATCACCGTGAGTCATTAAATAAAAACCTGCTGCCGTAGCTATTACTAACCACTTATAGGCTTGTGCTGAATTACCAACGGCGCAACGCCAACCACGATTGCTTGTACTCGACCAAGTTGGATCTAGTGATGGTAGCCATGTTGCAGACTGAAAGAATATTGGAGTCTGCAACGCATTACTAGCAGATTTAGGCCAAAACTTAACAAACCCACCTGAGCCTACAAGTGTTGAGTTGCGAAATACAATTTGGTTTGTCGCTACATCTTCAAATGCCACCGACCAGCCAGCACCCGATTTTGAACCGTACCCATCCACCAGACACTTCTTGAGCACGTTGATTAGTTCTGAAGGTCTGACACCTTTTGACATTTGCGGTGCCCCCGCATCATCCCAACGATAAACAGTAACTGGTAATCCCATTACAATAACTCCTATGACTCGTTGCCGAAAAATGACAATACGGCTTTATCTGTAGTGATTTGACTATGACCTACCTGCACATTTCGCAGCAACATAATCGGATTTGAGGCCGCGAACGTGGTGAAACGAATCGCTTCGCCTTGCTGCCAACCGCCACCCCATGCACCTGAGCGAATGATGAAATACGGGGCATTTGTCAGTGGGTTAATCGGTGAAAAATCATTCAGCGTATCACCTGTGGCAATTTGGCCAAGACGGCGGCCAACACAGCGAAATGCGGAGGCTGAGGTCATAATCAATACCCAATCTTCATTCACTGCAGTGGTGTTTTTGACTTCAATAGGATAGTCAACCGCATTCATGTTGCCCGTTGCTGGGTCGCCATCGAGGTCCCAGTTATTGGCCCAAGCGGTCATATCGCGCACTCTGCCAACACGCGCCTGCAGGTCGCCAAGGATTTGCACACTGGCTAGTGTGGTACCTGCTGGATACTCACGGGCTAAGGGCTTGGCCAACACAATGCTATTGCCTGAAAACGATGAAACTAGACCGAGTTCCATAATGGTATCGCTCAGCACAAATGGCGCTGTAAACCCGGTAAAATCACTATTAATCGTGACCGTTCCTGCCACCTTATTTACGGTGAAATGGTCATTGTTATTGGTCCATAGGCTGGCGCCATTGGCATCAGTAATATCCACAAACTGGGCATTTTCACGAATCGTAAATACAGCACCGATAGAGTCTGTAACTTGCTGCACTTGAGTATGAGAAAGCGCGACAGTGCCCCAGCGTCTGAACATATCGACAATACCGTCATTGGGGATACGCAGTGGGTTTAGCCCGTAAATCTCGGCGGGTGGTAGCTGGCGCAATTGGTCGGTAATGTCATAGCGCAGCGTGGTTAAATCCACCGGATTGGTAAATAACAGTTCAACCAAACCATCTACGATAGTGCCGCTAATGCCGCTGCCAGTTATCACGCCTTGGTTGTCAGATGAGGCGCTGATAATGGCGTGGTCTGATATCCGTTCAACCTGCACGTAAAAGCTTTCTAACAATGGATTAGCCACACTCAAGGCAAATTTAGCAGTAGTATCGCCGGCTGCCGCTGCAGCGGTTGATTCAACTAAACCTGAATAGGTCAATTCAAAATCACCACGGCTGACCGTTTGCTTGGTAACGACACCCGTAAAATAATCAATGGTCGCCAGCAACTCAGTGGCGTCATAGAGTTTACCGATACCGCTATTCACATTTTCATACACGTCCTGAGGCACATAGTTACTATCAGCAAACACAGCGCGGCCTTTGATACTGCCGACCGTTAACTGCTTATTGGCAGGGAATGCATTAGCACTTGAGTAAATGCTGTATTTATACGCAGAAACATAATAGAGCGAGACAGTGGGATTATTGACAAAGCGCACATCAGGCCGCAGCGTAACGGTCACGTTACCCGTTCCGATAGTAATCGACTGAACTAATGAATTACTCGCGGCGAAAACTCCATAAGGATCGGTAGAAACTGCAGTGACAACATCAGTATCTATCAGTAAATCCGCTGTGGTGAAGGTATAGCTGTACGTCCCTTCTGCGCTTGGCTGGCTAATCACTTTGCGGATCACTTGGCTAACAGTGGCATCGCCGTTATCACTGCCGCCCGTGATGGTATTACCTGGCTTTGGCGCTAAGGTGGTGATCGCAGGCAGTAACGATAATTGAGTCGCGCCCACAGCTAAATTTACCCCGCTGGCGGCGGCAGTCAGCTTAGTTACCCCGTGGAATTTTAATGGGGATGCAGTGTTAGATAATCGCAAGCGAGTGCATTTACTCTGGCCATTGATTTGCAAACCTGGTTCTGGTGTCGCAAAGGGGATCGGTGGTTCAAAAACTACGGTACCCACAGCACCGTTCACTATGCTGGTGCGCGTTACTTTGCAAAAATGGGTTTTGCGTGGCCATGCCACGTTTTCAATACCTGGATATTCCACGGTGATGCAGATCACTTGGCCAACCTGCAGATAAGTGGTTTTCCAATAGTCGCGGTCATTAAAGCGATAAGACGACTGCAGATAATCTGAGGAAAATGAGTTTTGGTTCACAAGGAAGCCGGGACCACCTTCGCGGATCAGTTCTCCTGCAGTGACTGACGACTCAATGATCTCTTTCATATCCGTCATGCGAGATTCATCATCCAGCGCGGCAGACTCGATCATGAATACATTAACTAATGGGTCTATCGGTGGCTCACTGATAAACACATGTGCATCAATCAAAGTGCTGGTGTCTGGCGTATCGAGCGCAGGGTAAGGTTTTACAATGTCGATACTGGATTGGGCATGGTCGATATCGGATATCGCGGGAAATAGCTCATTAAGCTGTCCAGACTGCACTACGTTCTTAGTCCGTTGGCCGCCAGCCTCATTACTTGAACCCAGTAACTCGGGTTTGAATACTTTTAAATTTAAACGGGTAATAGTCATATTAAACGGCCTTTAAACGGTTAAAAATTTCATAACGACATTGGTTAGCAATGAATGGCCATTAATGTCAGCCCATAAGTCATCGCCGGTGATCGCAGCGCCGCTGGTGTTATCCCAAATCACTTGCCAAGTTTTGCCATGTAATTCCACTGTAAAAGCTGTGGTGGTGGTTAGGTTATGTATCTGCAGCGCTTCAAAGTCGCTACGGTGCATCCAGCCTTCACTTGTACCTACAATGATCGGCATTCCAACGGTAATAGGCGTCTGGTTAATCAAGAGCGCCCCATTACTTCCCCGTTTCATATTGCTCAAAAATGGTGACTGTTGATTGCGGTTAAGCCACAGTAACTGAGTGATTTGCGGCTCTATATTGTCGATTTTAGCTGTCACGATCCCCCCCCTAATTACCTAAGCTTTTTTGACGTTCAACCTGTGCCATAAACTCAGCTAATAACTGCTTTTTAACTAAAGCGTCTATTGTCATCGGTCCATAAACCAGGCGCAGCGTAGCCACCTCACCTGAGGTAGAAAGGCTAGGCGTAGGTAACGATTCGGTGACTGTTGTGGTTTTACTACTGGCGGTGTTAGTGCTGGTATTTTGATTGACGGTTTGGGTTTGATTAGTTTGCTGCTGCTCGGCTTGACTAGCCTTAACTTCTGCAAGCCGATATTTATAGACTTCTTCTAAGGTGCGTTGAGCATCTTTAATTTGCTCAATTAATTGCTTATCGCCTGTTGATTGGGCCTCAGCTAGTTGCGCTTTAAGTTTGGCTTTATCTTCTGCATATCGACGGGCCTCAATTTGGTCTTGCTTACCTTGATACTGATCAAGTTCATCCTGCAAAGTGGATAGCGTATCTTGCACACTGTCACGCAAGCCATCCATACGAGATTTGGCTTTTTCAATCGCAGAGGTAAGCTTGCTGATATCTTGATCGTTTAAGAGGTTAAATCCTTTTGCTGCCCGTTCAGCACTATTGATAATTTTAAGATTAGCGTTATCACCTTTCTCTAATGCCTCGACCAACTCCAACATGCGAATTTGTTGGCCATAATAAGCCTTCTCAGTTTGCTTACCTATAATCTCAGCCTTACGGGCATAAGAGCTAATTCCTGTAAAATCGATACTCTTGGCTAAAGTATTTTGCAGGTCGCTAATGGTAGAGCTTAGTTTTTGATAGGTTTCTCTGGTCTTTTCTAATTCGCTACGGCCATCTGTCAGTAATGTTTGGCCATAGAGAATAGATTTAAAGTAGTCAACAGCGCCGGTACTCAATGCCGCGACCTGAGCCTGTACGCCTTTTAAAAAATCAGTAAAGAACTGGGCAACACCGCCTAAGCTTTCGCCTGCTTGTTCGGCACTTTTTACAACAATACCCATGCCGTTCTGCATGGTAGTACCGATTTCAGTCGCGCTTTTATCAACCTTATCTGCTGTATTTTCGCTCTCTTTGCCAAGATTATTTTGCACATCTTTAAGCCGCATATAACGCTTAATCAAATCCTCTACGGATCCACTTAGATTAAGATTTGCAGCTTGGGCAAGTATGCTGGCATCGACCTGTTTACCTGTGGCGGCAGCGACTTGAATAGAGGATTCAGCCCACTTAAGGAACGCCTCTTTAACATCATTCGCAGAGGCAACCCCAATGGCCGCATTTTCTTTAGATGCAATATAGGCTTTTTTAGCGGTCTGCTCTTGCTCCTTCATGGCAGCAACAGTAGTGATATTGGCAGCCTTCATAGCAGCTTCAAACGCCTTAACCTGTTGCGTTTGACCTGCAGTTTCTTCCGACTGTTTTTTCTGCGCTTTCTGTAGTCGCTCATTGGCTAAGGTGAGATCGCGTACAGCAGCAAGGTAATCTTCTGCAGAGCCTGTGCCATCATCAAAGGCTTTCTTAGCGGCAACAGCTACGGCATCATAGGCTTCTTTCTGTGCTTGTAAAAAGGCAACGCTATCTTTGGCTGCAGCCTGAATACCTTCACCCATCGCTGCGGTGCTGGTGCCAACAATTTTTTGAGCATCACTTAGGGCAATAGTTGAGGTGACAAGCTGCTGAGAGGCAATATCTAATTCCTCTGCAGAGACTTTGCCTGACTTGTACCCTTCCTGTACTGAAAGATAGTAAGCTCTTGAGGCATCAGCTTGTTGCTTAAGTTGCTCAATCCGGCTATTCGCAGCTTCTTTTTCAGTTTGTGAAGCTGTTTTTGCGCTGGTTGCAACTTCGCCGTACTTTTCCTCTAACTCTTTAAATGACTTAACCACATTGAGGTTTTGCGCTTCGATAGCCACCTGGTTATCAACATAGGTACCTGCAGCAGTCGCCGCTTGTATAGAAGCTTTAGCCCATGCTAAAAACGCTTTTTGTTGCTGAGCAAGTGGCGCCTCACCGCTTTTAATGGTTTCATAGGCATTCTTGGCATCGTTAGCCAAGTTCTGCAGCACAGTGGCAGATTTAACGCCCAATGCTTTAAAGGCTTCACCCTGTAGATCAAGTTTATCGCTGATATCACCAGCAGCCTTGACCATTTCATCGATCAGTTTCTTTTGTGCGATTCCCGCTTCATCAGCCGCGCCAGACATACCTTGATAGTTAGCTTTAGTGGCCTCATAAGCCTCGCCTGTTAGCTTTTCCCAACCATCTTTAATATCTTGTGCGTCCTGCAGGGTTTCCTTTTTAAACGCATCATTAATGGCAGTAATCGCATTAGCACCATCACGGGCGCGTTTTGCCATTTCCTCGGTACCAAAAGCCTCTGCAACATTTGCCGCACCTTTGGCAATGCTTTCAAAAACACTCAATAGAGCAACTGCGAAACCTTTTATCGCAATAGTGAAAACGTTAAAACCGACTTGTACAACACCCATGGTTTGGCTAGTACGTAAAGCGAGTGCATCAAAATCTGCAACTAAGCCGGTAACAAACTCCTTCGTGCTTTTAGCTGTAGTAACAATCCACCCGGCCCACTCAGCAGCAATAGCCTTTAAACGGCCATCTTCGGCCATGGCTTTCATTTCGGTGTTAATACCGACAAGCTGATCTTTGAAATAATCCAGCACACCAGAGTCTGCGATAAGCGCTTTAAACTCAGTGAATAGATCCTTAAACTTGACTAACTGAGAGTTCCAAGTCGTCATGCGCTCGGCCATCGTATCGATAGATGAGCGTTCCATTTCATTAAACAATGCTGCAATCGCTGGGCGAGTTAATAGCCCTGCCTCGGACATTTTACGTAGTTCACCTACGCTGCGCCCCATCGCTTTAGAGAGCAATTCCCAAACAGGTACACCGTTCTCAATAGTCGTGTTTGCATCTTCGGCGGTTAGCTGCCCTTTGGCCCATGCCTGCGACATTTGGCGAATAATTGGGATAAGGGTTTCTTGGCCACGGCCATACTTAGTATTCGCTGCAATAAGCTTACGCAACGTCCCATCCATGGGATCCATGCCGTTGTTCTTAAGGATTAAAAACGCATCAGTGACTTGAGCAATACTGTTAGGGGTTTCCCGCGAAAACGCCTTGATCCATGCAAAGGCTGCATCACCCTTAGCGCCATCGTCATAAACAGCTTTTAACTGAGCCCTAAAATCCTCAAAGCCACCACCTGTATTTAATAAATTAGCTAAGGCATTACCGACTTCACGGATCCCCAAATATGCGGTACCAAACGCGAGTAATTCAGTAACTAGGCTTTTAGTTCCACTGGCAACATCAAGCGCTTTTTCTTTTAGTGCTGCATACTGACCACCAAGCGCTTTTACTTGTGATCGATTGTTTTTAATCTCAGTCTCAACACGATTTAGCTCACTGACCAGTTTCTTATTCGCATTGGTGAGATCGTCTGTTTCAACCCCAGCATTTTGCAGTGAGGCTTTTACCTGAGCGAGTTGGCTTGATAGCTTGGTGTAGTTAGCCTCAGCTTTACCTGCCTCTGCAGAGGCACGCTTAAGGTTATTGGCAGCATTAGCGATATCTGTATCAGTATCTCTATACGCTGTTTTAAGCTTTTCAGCGGCAGCCGCCGCTTCTATCATGCGCTGCTTTGCAGTTTCAATTTCAGCGTTATAACTGTTGGCGGCGGCGGTATTTTTCTGCAATGCCTGCAGGTTAGCCAGTTCGACCTTTAATGCTTTGGTTTTATCGGCTAACTCAGATTGAGAGGACGCCAGAGAACGATTGCTAATACCTGCAGATTCAATATTGCCTTTAAGTTCTGCAAGTGTCGCGCTGGTTTTTTCATAATCTGTTGATAGGCGTCTAACTGCGGATTCAGCAAGCTTTAGCTCGGTTCGCTGCTCTTTACTGGCTTTTTTGCTGCCATCAATAGCTTGGGCATATTTAGTGACTTCGGCTTTAGCTTCTTTAAGCCCTTTGGCCACCTCA